TCTGCTGAAGAAGATAAGAAGAAAGTAAAAAAAGTTATGAAGCGCAAAGGCGGTGGCTCTGCAATGAAAAAGAAGGGCTACTCAAAAGGCGGTGCAATGAAGCGCAAAGGCGGTGGCTCTGTACTGAATAAGAAAGGCTACGCTAAGGGCGGGGCTGCTAGAATCTTCTAAATGGCTAGGAAAAAAGAAAAGCCTATCCGTAAGACCACTAAGGGAAAAGGCGCTAATTACCGCTCCACTAAATCTGGGGCGGGAATGACAGAGAAAGGCGTTAAAGCTTACCGCCGGAAAAACCCTGGCAGTAAGCTAAAGACAGCGGTTACCGGAAAAGTAAAAGCGGGTAGCAAAGCTGCTAAACGTCGTAAGTCATACTGCGCTAGGTCCTTAGGTCAGTTAAAACGAAGTTCAGCTAAAACAAGAAACGATCCTAATTCTAGGATAAGACAAGCTCGAAGAAGGTGGAAGTGTTACTAATGGCTACTAAAGACGCATGTTATAGAAAAGTTAAAGCTCGATACAAAGTTTTCCCCTCAGCGTATGCAAGCGGCGCTATCGCTAAATGCAGAAAAGTTGGAGCCAGTAACTGGGGCAATAAAACAGAACGTGCAGAAGGCGGAATATCTGTTAAGACCAACGGGTGTGGCGCGGTGCTGTCTAAGCACGGTGGACGAGAAGTTAAGATATACTGATGGCTGTTCGCAAAACAAAAAAAGGCGCTGACCTTAAACGCTGGTTTAAGGAAGAATGGGTTGACGTAAGAACAGGTAAGCCTTGCGGAAGAAAGAAAGGTGAGAAAAGAGGAACGCCTTATTGCAGACCAAGCAAGCGTGTTTCTAAGAAGACACCTAAAACATCTAAAGAACTTACCGCATCAGAGAAGAAGTCTAGAGTCGCTCAGAAAAAACGATTAGGGCAGCCACCTGGCAAGCCTAGAAGAGTTGCATCTGTTAAAAGAAAAACGGTTAGGAAACGAACAGCCTAACTGTTATTTTTTACTCATCCAAGCAGATGTTCCCATGTATGCACCTACCACGCCGGCTTGTGCAATGTAAAACAGCCCAAGTAAATCAGCCAGCGCCGATACTCTTGACTCAGATACTATAGGACTAAACAAAATCAAGCTAAACACCAGCATAGAACCCATGGCTATCCACGCCATTTTCTGTTGTGCGTCAGCTTTTTCTTCTCGAAGCTCCAGTTCCATCAACTCTTGTGACCGTTGGATCTCTTCGTCAGAGACAATGCCATCACCATCAAGGTCAAACTCAGCATATTTGCTGTCATCAGCTAACTTCTTAGAAGTTTTTTTCTTAACCACTTTTTTCGTTGTAGCCATGTCATTCTCCCACTTGTCGCATTCTGTCAACCAATCTTTGGGCTCGGTTAGTTACTTGCGTATACCATCTAGAATCAATCATTGCATCTGCTGCTGCGTTCCAATCTCTTTGGTCCACGGCCCTACGCATATCTTTAAACTTAGACAGGTTGGTTCGCCCTAAATTAAACATCATGTTAGCAATGATTAGCTGTACCTCTTCCGGTAAATCAAAGAAGTCATCGTATAACGCCAGGCATTCGTCCACGGTTATCTCAATATCTGTTGCAAAACAACTGTCTACCCGGTCATCGTCTATCACATCACCTACTTGAAGCAAGTACTCTGGGTCGTTTTCCGTAACCAAATGACCAACGCCAAAGGTTTTCTTGCCTAAATGGTCCAGGTAAATAGCGTAGACACAGCCTTCGTCGCTTTTAATTTCTTCTTTTAGCTGCTCTATGTTCAAGAGATTAGCCCTGCTATGCCCATTCGAGCTCGTTCTCGTTCGACATCTGATGCAGTTAAGTTTGTAGATCCAGGTGTGTATTGTCTTAACAAATTCGGATCAACTTGAGTTCTCATGTTCTGTAACTCTGGAGCAATTTCTTGCCTGACATTTTCTACGGCAGGTGCTACTTCTTGCTGAATGTCTTCTACAATAGGAGCCGCTACTTCTTGTATTGTCTCGGCTGTTTCAGCCGTTCCACCACCAATACCCAGTGCAGTAGCTAACCTAATTTCTTGGTTAACTATTTCCCTAACCCTTAAAAACCTTCTTTGAAAAGCCGGGTCATCGATACCTTTAGCGCCAGCTTTTACTCCCGCAGCTCTTTGTTTGCTAGTCAGTTGAGGTGCGGTTATAAACTCTAAAAAGCTTTTGTTCCTAAGCAAACGGCCCATTACAAAAACAGCACCCGCTTCACCTAAAAAGCTTATTGGCTGGGTCACTAACCTATATGCCGCTCCAGCAGCAAAGGCCGCCGGGGCTAAACCGCCCTTTCCTTTTAAAGAAGCATCAGAAACAGTTTCGGCTTGCCTAGAAATTTTAATTAAATCATCTACTACTTTTTGACCGTTAACTTCTGATGTTGTAAGAACTTTAGCCAAAGCACCATTAGCGTTAAAGTCATCCACTACCTTGCCTAAACTTTTTGCAAAAGCACCAGAAACAATTGATTCCGTAGTAAAAGAATCCGCATCACCTACAGCGTTAGATACAATTTTATTCATGGTAAGGTTTCGTATGTTGTCTAACTCTTGAGCCGCCTCTATTGCCGCTTGTTCTTGCGAAAGACCCTCACTAACTCTCCGAGCCACCAAAGAAGACTCTAGCTTCTGCATGGATTGAGGGCTTTTCATTAAACCGACAACTAAACTATTTGCATCTTCAATTCGACCGTTTTTAACAGCATTTAGCAGAGAATCTTCTGCTTCCGAAGTAGCCCTCGCAACGGTTTCCTGTAATGATTTAACTGCCTCTCTTGCTTGGGGAGTGCTTATTGAACTCAGTGCTATGTTAGATAATTCATCGGAACTAGCTCCCACCAAATGAAAATCTCGCATAGTTTGTCGTAAAGCACTAGCACCAGTAACTCCAAAAAGATTGTCTTGAACTTCTTTGCCTAACTGCTCAAAGCTGTCTGCAACACTTGAAAAATTTATAGAACCTCTTGTCGTAGTTCTTCTAGCCGTATCTTCTAGCCATTGTCGAGCTAAATGATCTCGCATTACGTTAACAACTTCTTCAGGCTTATTCCTTGCAAAAGCATCATCGCCGTATGTTTTTACAATTTCTTTATATTCTTTTAAAGTTCTTAAAAGAAAAGGGTCTGTTCCGGGTACTTCTTTATACCAGCCCATTAATTTAGGGAGTACTTTGGGGTCTAAGCCGTATTGTTGCACCGCGTCATCTATTAATTGATTTACAACCGTTACTTGACCAGGGTTAACCGATGTAACATCTTGATTTGGCAAAGCATCAGCAATGTCATTCCATATTTTTTGAGGAACCCCTTGAATAGATATGGTTTCTTTCGTGTTAGGCGTTACGGCATCAAGATAAAATTTTAGCGTTGCTGGTTTACCCGGTTGGATTAAATAATCACTAACGCTTTGAAAATCAATAAAATACTTGTCGTCGATATTTTTCTTTAACATATTTACAGAAGCTGAACCAAAGGTTTCCATGCCTTCGGAATAAAATTTATTAGCATCTAAAAATGCTTCAATCCCTTCGGAATATTTTTTCTGTAAAAGAGGGTCTTCTTTCATAAACCCACCAAAAATATCTCCTCCAACTTCTCTTCGGATCTTTAAGATATCTCGCATAGGTAATTGTGCGGCTTCTTCTGGGTTAAAAAGAGATCGTTGTCCCCCGTAAAACTTTGATTTTAATTCAATAGCTCGTTGCTCTATGGTGCTGTCTAATATTTTAACAAGATCTCCAATATCTCTTTGAGCTAAACTTCCAACAAGCTCCGGATCTTTTGTCTGTAAGCGCAACGCTTGACGAATTGACTGTAATTGAGATAAAGATATTCTTTCTGGTAAATTTAACAACGCTGCAAAAAGAGGTTTTCCTTGTGCTCCAGCACCAATAGCTTGTCTTATTTCGTTTACTAAGTTGCCTTGCGCGTCTACACCAAAAAGTTTATTTACCCCCGCTTTTAAAGAGTTTGTTTCAAACAAAAGAGCTTCATCGGGTAAAAGCCCTTCAACTTTAGCGTATTGCTTGTTAGATGATTGTTCAAAAGTTCTAACAGCCTGAGATAACATGTGCTCAAAATCTATTGTCAAACCATCGCCAGGAACATACAAATCTTCTATTAATTTAAGTTCTTTAGAAATAACTTGTTCTAACAGCCTGTTAGCTGTTTTAATGCCTTCATCCTTATCTGCCAAGCTTGTTCTAACCATTTGGCTAACAGCTTGTGCTTGATCGTTTAAAGCCTGTTTAAATTCAGCTTTTGATATTTCCCCTAAATCATAACTTTTAAGCAAACCTTGAACGTATTCTCTGTTTGATGCCGCCGCAGCTTGATTGGGAAAAATGTTTTCATAAATTGCTTGAAGTCTTCCAGCTAACGCTTTTCCAGAAGCTTCTTCTAACGTAGGTCTTGCTCCCGCTTTAATAGCTTCTTGCATTGCTGCTCTAGCTTCTTCTGTTGCTACGGCTTTAGCGGTCTTTCTGTTTAACCCGTTTTTCATTAGTTCTTCAATTCTTTCTGGTGCGACCTTGGGCCCTGGTCCTTTGATCAAGCGTCTTCCTACAGCAAACAAGCCCCTTCCGATGCCTTCACCACTAGCGGCTAACGCGGTTTCTAATGCTACATCGCCCCAAATTTCATCATCAGTTTGTCTTTGTAATCCTTGGGCTTTTTCAACAACAAATTCATCAAAAGCTTTACCTGCACCACCAGCTGCACCAACTGCAAGCATAGAAGGAATTAATCCAATGCCGCCTGTCATTATTCCAGCAACAGTAGTTGTAACCAAAGGACCACGGTAAGCTCCGGCAAAACGAGAAATGTCTCTGGCTGTAAAGCCCGGTTGGTTTACTCGAATAGTCCCTGTTTCTGGAAGTTTGTACTCAGCTTTTTTCTCAGGAGATATGTTGTCAAGCAATAATGCAAACTCATCCCTGCCAAGTTGTGTAAAAGTCCCTGGACCAAATTCTCTTTCTAAACGCAACGCCCTTTCTTCGTCGGTGTCTGCTTGACCATACGATGCTTGAAAGCCGTGACTTTCTACTTCACCTTCGTTAGTTATTTCAAATGCAGGTGTTGTTGGCTGTTCTTGTGTAATTGTTTCGGGCGATGAAGATTGAAAAAGTTCTGGCTTTTCACTCATCATGGAAGAAAGAGTTGCTTCAATATCTTCTTGAGAAAGATCTCCAAAATCTACATTTAAACCAGAAGGAAGCGCAATAACCGGCATAATAAATAACCTGTTTAATTAAAAGTAAAACCTTGTTTAAACCGCCCAGCTTCCATATCAAAAATATCCGAAAGAGGGTATACATCTTTTCTAGAAACACCGCTTGCTAAATCCGAACGTCTGCTTCTAACTTCTTCTGCGTAAGGGGTTAATTCCTGTATTTTTGGAGCAAAGCTCTTTGCATACGTACCTGTTTTTCCAGATAAAATTATTCCAACTTGATCGAACTCATTTAAACCAGCTTGTTCTGCTAAATCAAATTTATTGTATGTTTCTTGCAATCCCCTAGCCAAAGTTTCAGGGTCTGCTGTGTTTAGGTTAAAGTTTAAAACTCCTTGTTCGCTAAGAAATCCGCTATCTAAAAAGCCGTTAGCCAAAAGTTCTACGTCCCTATTTGATATGGAGTTTGCAGATTGCGTACTACCTAAGGATATTGGAATTAAATATTGTAGTGCAAGTTTCATATCCCTAACGGCATTTTTTCTGTCTTTAGTGATATCATACTTTTTACCGTTTTCAATTCCTGCAGCAGCAAAAGCGCTTCTAAGAGCCTCATTAAAGCTGCCTTTAAAACCTGTAACCGCTTGACCTTCCTGAGATAAAAGATCTAACACGCCAGCCACATAACCTTTACCGATAGAAGAACTTACTAAATCGTTCTTTGCGCTTTTAAGCCTGGCATCGATTTTTTCAGCTTCTTTATAGTCAATAGTATTATCTTTTACCGCATCTACTTTAGCCTTTGTTAAAGCTACTTCTAAAGCTTTAGCGGCTTCTATTTCTTTAAGAACTACATCTTTAGAAGAAAACCCTGCCGGAAGACCACCATCTTTTATTATATCTGCCATAGAAACTATAGTTTCCTTACCGTAAGGATTTTGATCGTCTATTTGAGATTTATCAAAATATGTAAATACTTGTCGCTCATCAGCTTTTGCTTGAGTTCTTTCAAGGTTGTATTGCTCTAAACCATATTTAGCAGCGGCAAGGTTAATTTGTTTTTTAAATTCTCTTTTTTCTTTTTCGTCAGACGTAAATTGAGGAATAGTTTCTTTCAAACCTTCGGCAATGTTTACAAGCGCATGAGGAGATTTTCCTGAACCTATGGCCGCAGCTAACGCAACAAGATCCATGCCTTTTTCATACTCTGTTTTACCTTCATACTCTGGCATAACAGATATAAATTCATCCATAAATTCATTAATTTGTTTTTTCTTAAATTCTTTTTGTTCTTCTGGTGACTTACCTTCGTTGTTGTAATTTGAAATTCGATCTATTGCTTGTTGCATTTCTTTAGTTACACCAGAAGTTCTCATCCACTGACCTTTGCCCATAAGATCTCTAAACTCATCTTTGGTTAAAGGTTCTTCTTTTCTACTAGCAAAAACTTCGGGACCAAACTTACCTTTAATATCTTTTAGAACAACGTCATCTTGTGGGTTTAAAGCGGCATCGACTTCCTTAGAGGTAAGCTTTGGATCAGCACTTCCGAATTCCGCCAAAGTAAGCATTTCTTGCTTATTAAGTTTATCTATTGTTTTTTGCATAGGGTCCTGTGAAGCTAACGTGCCAGCAACATAATTTTCTAATTCTTCAACGGAAGGCGTGTTGTCGTCTAAAAAATATTCTTTTGAGATGTTTTCAATCTTATCTGCAAGATCTGGTCTTGCTTTTTGTAATGCCTCTACAGTTGATTGTATTATTCTAGCGTCTTTTAACTTTTCAGATTCTGCTATAGAAGCCCCTTTAAGTTGATCTATAAGTTGTGGTGTAAAAAAGGCATCCGGTCTAGTAGGTCTTACATACCCTGGAGAAACTACTTGTTCTGTTTGGCCAAGTGGACTCATGCCCATACCAACTAAACTAGGATCGAATGTTGGTTTTGTTACTTGAGCCGGAAAAATTCTTTGCATCGGATCAACATCTTGGTAGATAAGAGCGTCACCAGACGAATCTGGTAACGCAAAAGTTGTACGATCTAACATTAAATCGTTTGCAGAACCGCCATTAGCAAACTTAGCTGCTCTCATTAAAGGTTCTGATGAAGCCAAAATACCCGTAGGTTCTTTAGGCTTTTCTGGACCTAACAATCCGCCTTGGCTAAACATCTTTCGAGAAAGAACTTCTTTAATAGCACTCATTATGACATTCCTTGAAGACCAAACGGGTTACCAAAAGCTTTATTTAAACCAAACGCACCGACACCAGCACTAATGGCTTCAGACAGGCCACTAGGAGATGGTGCTGTGTTAATGCCAAACTGTGATGTACCACTGTTTATATTGGGCTTAAAGATATTTGACATAAACGTCAACCGTTGATACGGCTCATAAGCTCTAGCAAAAGCGTTTTTACTTCCCGCATCATATTCTCTTTGCTCTTGTTGTTGCCCTAACGCACCTAATTGAGATTGCAACTGTGCTTGTTGTCCAAGCATGTTTTGCCCGGTAACGCCAATGTTAGCTTGCTGAGAACCTAACCCACCCATTGTCTGAGCGTACTGGTTAGCAAAATTACCTTGTCCTTGTCCTATTTGAGCCAATAACGTACCTAACCCTTGTTGGCGTTTTTGTTGTGACTCAAAGGCGTTCTGTGCGTTAGCCAGTGCTGATGCGTAACCGGCTTGTCGCATTTGGCCAGCCGCTCTAGCTTGAGCGTCCAATAAATTACGGCCTAGCTCAGTTTGCATAATTCCTGAACGACTGCCTCCAAAAGCTCCTGTTCTCGCAGCTTGCGCTTTCGCAGCTTGACTTTGTAAGTCTCCCTGACGATTAATGTCAGCCAGTGTTTGCTGCACAACTTGATCTTCAAAAGGATTAAAAAAAGCTTGTGCTGTAGTTGGATCAAATCGTTCAGTGCTACCTCTTGCGGTTTCAGCGCCTTCGGCAAAATACTCTGGAGCCCTTGCCCCTTGGCTTCTTAAAAAATCAATTCCTTGGTCCGTGGTCCCTGACGCTTGGTCCAAGTAAGGCATAAACTGACCGATGCCAGCTCCTGTTTTCATCGCTTGTAGTGTAAGGGGATCTAACCCGGCTACTTTAGTGTCTAGTTTGTCAAAAGTAGCAGGGTCGAAAGGTGTCTGGCCCCTAGCAAAAGCTTGCTCTAACAGTTCCCTTTGAAATTGTTCTAAAAAAGGCGCTTGGCGAACGACTTCGGTGCTTGTGTTAGTTTCTGCCATATTATTCTCCTAAGCCCTTCCGTTCTCAAATCGTGACATCATGTCATACATTCTAGCCGCACCTAAATCTCTATCACCGTTGCCAGCGTTTCTAACCGCTTCGGCTGTCATTACAAATTCTCCATCAGATAATCTAGCTGGTATACTGTCCGAAGTCCCTGTTCCAGGGCCAATTACCTCACCACCATCGGCGGCCATAACACCGTACTTGCTGGCTAAGTATGCCCTTGCTTGAGCTAAAGAAATTCCTGTAGAACGAGCCAATCGTTCGGCATCCATGCTTGGATACACCCCAGATTCTCTTAGCCCACTGTAATATCTATCTGAACCGTAAGGGTATTCAGACACTTGATCATAGGTATAGCGTTGTGGATCGGATAATCTTTTTGCTTCGTTAATCTGTTCTTCAGATGTTTCTTCAATATCAGGATCAACTGCTTCCGATACAAGTGCTCCTGTGATTCCTGCACCAAAAGAACCCTTACTAAAAGGGTTAAGAAGAGCTGCTGCTCGTTCTGACGCGCCACCTATTGGAACCATGGTAGTTTCTTGAGAAGGACCTCCTGTAACATACTCTACAAAAGGACCTGCTTGTTCTACTTCAAGAGGACCAAATACTGCGTCTTTGTTTATCATAGTAGGGTTTTCTTTCATATACTCTCTAACATTTATTGGTTCTCCTGGTCCTCGAACCAAGGCATCTTTACCTAAAACGCCTTTATCAAAAGAACCCCTAAGCTCTTTCATGCTAAGTGGGTTTACTCCCGTAAGAGCTTTACCTGTTGCTCTTAATTTACCGCCAAGGGTTTTTTCGCCAGAAGTTAAACCTGAAACTATACCGGAACCTAAATAAGTTCCGCCCCCAATAAGCGCAGATTTTTCAAGACTTTTACCTGATGCCAGTGAACCTAATCCGGCTCCAATACCTGTTCCGGCTGCTCCTCCGGGAAGAATCTTTGAACCGATAATAGCGCCAAGAGCCGGAAGCGCTCGTTTGGTAGCTTTCCAAAGTTTTTTCCAATAAAACTCTGGTTGGCCAGTAATAGGGTTAATTGAGTTTAATGAATTACCTACCACGTAACGGTTTGGGTTTTTGATGCCCATCATCTGCATTTGTCTAAATAAATCTTCTCGTAACTGCGGCTTGGCGTCGCGTATTTCGCCAGGGATAACCGTTTCACCCTCTGCCGCATGAACTATGTAACTATCGCCGTAACGCCCTAAACTGGCTAACCCATCAGCTTGTTGTTTTAAAACTGGCATCATTTGGTTCATATCGTTTCCTGCCCTAATCCTTTGTATAGTTATACCATTTTTTTATCAATTAAGAAATTTCTATATAGCTGCCTATCACATGCAGTCTATTAGCATTTGCTGCCGTCACTTTAACAATCTCACCCTCTTGAACTACTAACGGTTTATCCAAAAGCTCTAGCGTACCATTTGCTGCTGTTGCCTTGACGTTGTACAACACAAAAACCGCTGTACTAGCGTCTGTAAGCGTAACCGTAATGGTCGATGTACTGCCACTATCGTCAGCTACAACTAAAGACTTAAATATAGCTGTTCTTGCCGTCGGCGCTGTGTATAACGTCGTAGCGCCAGTAGTTGTTAAGTCCAATTTAGCGTTTTTATAAAAACTAGCCATTTACCCTAAAAACCATGTTAATGCGTTGTTTTCGTCCTGACCTTCTATCTTAGAAGGCATTTCCGTATCGGTTAAAGCTAACTCAATGTCTCTAAAAGCTTTTTGCACAAGTTCTGAATTATACTCGGTTTCTACGTTCGGTAGACTGTGATTCAATAACCTAGCCATTATCTTTTACCATCTGGTTTAGCTTCTAGCCGTAAATCGCCCAAGGTCCATGCAATATCGGTTGTAGAACTTTGAATTCTAACAGCGGCTTGCCGAGCTCTGGCCCTTAAAAAAGCTTGCTGAGTTGTACTACTAACTGTATTTGTTGAGTTAGTAGTCAGCGTATCTCCAGGATAATCTCTGGTTTTAATAATGTAATCAACAGTAGCAGCTGTATCAGTAGTTATGTCTATGTCTGGTATGAGTCTAGTTAAAAACATAAACTGCTCACCTGCCGGGTCTAAATCAAAATCGGCTGACTCAATAAACGATGTCATAGCAGATCCATCGTCAGTGTTCCCTAGTTCGTGATTGTATATGTAATTTAAACCCCCTGCCGTACCCCCTGCCCTTGGATAATCATTAACACCGTAATCAATCCAAGCAGTTCGAGACAAAGAACCAATGTCCCAGGTTCCCTCTAAATAGTTAAATTTTGCGTATCGGTCTATTTCTTCTGCGCCAGAAGAAACATAAAACCAGATAATTTCGTTAAACATCCTGTTAGATGCGGCAAAGAACTTAAATGATTGAGATAGATTAATGTCATCAAAAACATATCTAAGCACAGTACAAGGAACATTATCGACCTTACCTGTGTAAGCATAGAAGTTTTCTCTAGCCATCCAAAACACTCTGTCTCCCACAGAAACTACCGCGTTAGGCGATATTATAGAAATGCCGTTAGCTACTAAAGAAAAGCCAAAAGTTAACGGAGGACCAACAAACCGCATAGAATGCAAGCCAACATCAGTCCAAATTAATATTTCTGCCCTTGTTTTAACCGCAGCAATGATCTCAGAACCAGAGGACAGTCTTTGATCTCCGGATGTGTTGGTTGCTGTTGGCGTCCAATCAAAAGGATCTTCTTGGTTTGACCAACGAATCAACAATAGATCTTGAGCGGTTTCTCCAAGCGGGTTACAACCAAAACAAATAACATGCCTATCAGCGCCTGACACCATTATCTGCCTAGTAATCGTAGGAGTATTTGATGCCTCTGTTTGAGCAGAAAGGGCAGTAGCCCTAAAGTTTAGACCTAAAGTCTTGTCCCAATAAAACGGTGCGCCATCAAAAACATTAAAAATTAAATCTTCACCCCAATTATCTTGTCTCCAAAGCCTTAACTGACTTACAGAATTTGCCGTTGTTTGAGCAGCTTCGCCCCAACCGATAAAAGTATTAGCTTCCGCTACAACAACTCCTGCGGTGTGAGCAGCTGCGGTTGTGCCTCTGACACCTCTAACTACTCCGGCATTCAATGTGTTAGTGCTTTTACCAGTGTATTGAATTAATTCCTCTCCCACCCTTATTAAACCAACGAAAGTAACTGCGGCTCCATCCGCTCCTGCGGCAACCGTTGTTCCGTCAACGCCTCGTGTAAGCCCAATAATTGTAGTTGCTGTTGTTCCGGTGTAATCTATTTTTTCACTGCCAATAAGAACCGTTCCTTCACTAGGAAAGCTGCTGGCATCATCTAGTATCAAAACCGAAGAATTAATAGTGATGGCACCGTTTAGAGTGTCGGCTACCGTTTCAAAATTACTAGCACTAGTTAACACCACAGAAGTTGCTGAATCTGTTAGATCGCTTGCTAAAGTAGTTTCAGATACGCCACTGGTTGTTCCGCCCCAAAGACCCGCTCCAAACCCAGTGCCTTGCACGTAGGTGGCTAATCCAGTAGTGAGCTGGTATTGAGCTACTACAGAACTTCCTCCTCCAGCCGTTGTTCCAGAAGAAGCGCTGCCAGCAGTGCTAACCGTGTAGCTGTTGCTGTTAATAACTGTAATTTTAAGCTCGGTATTAAGTTGAGCCGCTGTAACACCGTCTGTTGTTGCCGCTCCGCTAAAGGTAACAAAATCCCCGGTCTGAGCCCCATGGCCCGTGGCCGTTACAGTAATTGTCCCTGAACCAGCGCTGCCCGTTGTAAAAGGATTGGCTCCCAAAGAAGTTGTTGCTCGAACGGGAGTTAAATCGTAATACACAGCGCCTTCTTCTACGTAAAGCTTAGACTCTGTTCCAATACCTAAGTATTTTGAGCCATCTAACGCTGCCCATGTATGCAAAGAACGAGCTTGTCCTTCTAACGCAGTGCCAGATAACTTGGACCACCCGCCCATTTTTTCAGGCCGTCCTTTTCTAAAACGAATTAAACTAGAATCAAACCATCCTTGGTCATTGCCGTAAGAAGTTGTTTCTCTATTAATACCCGGCTTAAAAACCACTTTAGCTAAAGGCATTAGGCAAGCCCTCTTTCGTAAATATTTTTAAATGAAGAACCTAACGCTCCAATTCCTCTGTATACAGTAGGGTCAATAGATTGATATGTTTGCTGTCCACCTGTATTTATTGGGTTTCCTGCCGCGTCCATGCCAATAGTGCCACTACCTGTTCCAGTAGTATAGCTATCCGTTGCTGCACTTTCAGCCACGCTTTGTTCTTCTGGAGGATCTATTGTGTCAAGAAGTATGTTAGCCCCTACATTTTTTAATGCAGATGACGTTCCTGCTGCGCCTTGTCCTATAATTCCTTTTCCACCTGCTTTTGCTGCAGCAACAGCATCAGCACCTTCTCTTCCAAAATATGTTCCTACTCCAGTTCTAGCTATATCACCTAAATCACCGCCACGAGCTCCGGTAATTCCTGCGTTTAAAGCAGCAGCTTGTGCATTAGTAAGAGATCCGGCTGGCATACCTGACATCAAATACGATTGCCCTGTATTAGCTACTATGTCACCAAGACTTTGGCCTCTAGCGGCTCCCGCTCCTGCTTGGGCAGCAATGCCTATAGATTTTGTAACAGGATCTCCAAAAGCAATCATTGCTGGCGCTATGTAATCAGCAAAAACACCACCGGCTTGCTGTAAAAAGCTGCCTTTCTTTCTTTGTTGTTGTCGCGCAGTTTCTCTCTGAGCATAATCATAAGCTTGTAAAGCAAATTCAGGGTTAAAATCTTTTGTAATCTCGCCCGTATCCAAATACGTTTTAAGTGCATCTACAGAACCATACGGCGCATTAATAGCGCTTTGAAACTCTCCCCTGTCGCCGGTAGCAAAAGACTTTAACGCTCCCCAGTTAGATTTATTGCCGCCCATCTTATTGCCGCCCTCAAAACCAGCGTCTTCGTACTGACCATACTGGTTGTATAAGTTTTGCAATGTCGGAAAAATGTTTTCGCTAGTCACGCCTGTGTTAGCTATACCCACCCCAGGAGAGCTAAACGGTAGGTTTTTAGCATTAAATTGACCCATACGAACATATTCAGCGCCTGGAGTCATAAACCCATACGTGTCCCACAAAGGTTTATCAGAAAAAACCGTGTAGTCACCCGTGTTAAAAAAACCTTTTTCTGCTTTCCTGGCGTATTCAGCTTCTCGATCTGCGCGTGTTTGATTTAAA